ATGCCATCATCGGTTAGAATGACCTGCGTTGCGTTAGATTCTGCCATTTAATTCACCTCCCCTCTATTTAGAGTGTCAGCAGCTGCCCTAGTTTTAATTGGTATTGAATAGACCCGTTCAATTGGATTACCATTAACCCAACAGTTGAACGTTAACAGCAAAGATGAGTTGCCTGCTGAATCATAGATTGTTTTTACCGTTTCAGGTTCCATCACGTCATCTGCAGTCTTAAAGTCCATATCAAGCATTAAGTTAAGGGCGAACTCTTGACCACCATGCACAACATTAACGCCATACAACATGCGATTATCGTGTAAGTCAGAGCCACCGGAATCCCAGTAAACATACGGAAAATCAAGCGTTTGTGATTGGTACGTTTGACTATCCTCATAGCCATAATTGAAAATGTTAAAGGAGTATTTTATGTTATAACTGCCATTCTTTAAATCATCTAGTGTCATGATATACATAGCACCGCTATTGTTACCAACTAGCACATAACCATGTTTAAAATCCATGCTTAAGCGCATATATCTGTTCATGGAATAATAACGTTCAATTCGACTATCATTGGCTTGCATGGTTATTCCAGCGGCATAGGGAAAACGTGTGACGGTTGATACACTATGTGTGTTGTCAGTGTAATTTGCTGCCCATATATAGGTCACCCCATTGACTTCCTCAATATCAAAACTAGCTCCATGACCACCATATTGCATAATCATCTTACTAATTGGCTTAAAGTCGCTGTCATGCAAAACATACATCGTGTCTTTGGTTGAATAAGTATTAATCGCACGACTAGTTAAATATTGGCCGTTACTTAACGGACACATATATTGAACGACACTATCTGACCCTACTACATCATCTGACCGTTGAAAGTCACCCCAATGCTTAATGCTAGTGGTATCCAGTGTCACCTCAGGGTCTGATTGAATATAATCCGTTTCAATTGTGCCACGCAAAGTACCAACAGCACTATATGGTGCTTGTATTAAATATCCCGTATTTTCATAGCTGGTATCAACAGTTCCATTTTGGTTATATCGTCGCCAAATAAATCCCTTATTATCAATATAGGCTGAAATATTAGTGCTACCTTCCCAAGCCTGTAAGATTAACCGCTTAGTCTGGGTAGGATCAGTGAAGTTGTTTCCGTCGGGAGTCAAAGCGACTGGTTTAACCGAGCTGGCGTTCTCCCTTGCTTTCTCAATGGCACTACTAATGGCGCTTTGATAGCCTTGCAACCAAGCTGGCGTGGCAGCTGGCACTGTGACGTATTCACCAAATCCAACGGTATTACCATAAGGATTGGCAAAAGATGTCGTCCGCTGAATTACCCGACCACTGGCATCAAGGGCTGGCGTGATTTTGTCATCCTTAAAGCGAATGGTAGCACCTAATGGCGGGTTAAAAGTTGGTGCCACATTAACTTCATAATATGTTCTCGGGTGATTAAAAAGCTGTAGCATCTGTTCAGCCCACGCCTTTAAACCAGCCGCATGTTCAATGAGATTAGCAGTGATAACACCTTCATAGTACAACCCGGCTTGCCAGTCCGGGTTATATTTCTGATTAGCTTCATCATCAACGATATAAGCTTTTCCATCATTGGCAGCAGTTATGGTATTACCATTAGCCCCATAAGCAATCAGCTTGGTAATCGGTGTTGAAACGGTTGTTCGTTTAATGCTAGTGATATTTTTACCGAAGATTGCTTCGTTATAAACCTTGTCGGCATTCAACTGGTCGACAATTTCACAAGTCTTCGATTGAACATTACCTTGTGAGTCAATTTCAACGTAGCAATCAATTTCTACGTTATAGGCTTGCAACAATGATTGTAATAGCGTTGATGCTTTAGTTTTGCCATCAATCGAGATAGGCGGAACCGTTGCATTGATTGTGTTAAATTTTAGTGTCCAGCCGGTATCACTGAATGCACTCGTAAAAGCGTCCTTGATAGCTATATCTGAACCGGCCATCGCAACTGGATAATGATGAGCCAACGTAAATAGGCACAAATTAGTAAAGTTAGCGGTCGTAACATGCTTAGTAGCGGCTGTATTATTTTCCTCAACACTGTAAATGTGCATCACATACCAGTGCCCCGACAAGGCATCATAATAAGCAAGATTATTGCCAGCGACAACTTTGTCTGAATCGGGTTGGCCTTGAAGCACATCTAACGATCCTTGGTGGTCAAACTTTTTAGACTGAGCATTTAGATTAATCGTGCCGTTATAGTTGTCCTTAGTTCCTACACTGACGTCATCATCGTATGAGGTACTAGTTGTATCTGCATCGGCAAGTTGAATTTTGATACTGTCGTTTGAAAATTTAGTAGCACCGTCAACAGTTAGAGTGCCAATCCGTTTCAAACTTGGATTTAGAATTAAATATTGATTGGTTAAAGCCATCGGCTAACCTCCTTGTGTTGCTATAATAGTTTTGGCAGGTATTTAAGCGTCATTTGAGCGTCATCTAGATCACCAACCATAGTTAGCCCATTAACACCCGGTTTTAATTGCGGATAATCGGTTGACCAAACCGGCGATACCAAGTGCCCATTGACGGTTACGGTATCAGCCTCGCAGTCCATGACAATCTCTTCCCCTGCATTAGCAATATAAGTAGGTTCATTTGGTTGTGGCTGGTTGTGTTGCCAGACTTGTAAATCGGTGAGTGCCATATAAGGAACTACGTATGGTACTTTGTCCTTGTCTTCCGTGATTGGGTGTTTTAGGAATGTTTGACCAAATCCACCTAAGGCTGACTCGAATTCATTGTTAGTATCTACAAAGCGGCCACTTGCAATTAAACGCTGGTTTCTATCGTGATAAGGCTGGCCAGTATAAGGACTATGCTGATGCAATTCCCACGTATAAACATTGCCAGCTTTCGTCAAGTCCATAAATACCCAAGCATTGGTTAAGGCGTTGCCTTCATTTTTGTTAACGACTGTCACATATTTATTCACGGTCTCTTTGATTGACTTTTTCGTCACCTTGCCATGCTTAGACCTACTTTTTTTAGTTACTGTTTTAGTGGTTGTCCCAGTTTTAATATTAACTTTTTGGTCTCTTTTATTGTAAAATGCACCGCTAGGCCCATATCCCCAGTAAAGTGTTTTATATTTGCCATCTCTAAAATTACTTCCTGGCTTGCATAGCTGCAGTGTGGCATAGGTCTTACCACCTTTCATGTGGTCACCAATGACAAACCGACCAATTGTATTACCACTGGCATCGAGTAATGAAAATTGTACTTTCCCCATTGCTCGTCCGTTATGAGTACCTTGGTGTCGTATGTGATGTAACCCAACATGAACACGATAGTTGGTTAAAGACTGAGTCATCCCAGTATACCGATAAGTTGGGCCTAGCCAAGCATCAGGCGGATCGTTCGGTATCGGTCCAAAGTCTTTTGAACCATTCGCAAATGCTAATCTCATGACTGTTGTATTTTGATCAATCTGAGCGCTACCTTGATACTTATAATTACCATCGGTCTTAATGCCAATAATGGCATTAGGATCATTAGTCCACATTGCCATACTAGCAATAGGGTCATTAACCACACTAATATCGGGTTGAATAGCATTGGCTTGGTCGTCAGGAGTTTCTGGTCCTAAACCAAACTGACCGCCATTAAGACTGAAACCGATGTATTTTAACGGCCGTTTAGGCACAACTTGAACAATTGGAGCTGTTCGTGCAGTGCCACCAACGGTAATTGTATTTAAGCCATTATTTAAAGGCTTCTCAACTTGTGGGAGCGTTGCCCGTGGATCAGACTGCACAAAGGTAATCGTAAGTGTCATGTCATACATACCAGGATTAATTGGGGCTGGATCACTAATTGCGGTAATATGTCCCCAATACGTCACTTTAGGTTCAAAGCCAAATACTAGTGGATATTCTTTGCCATTATCACTAGGGTCATCACTTAATAATAACCCGCTTAAATTGTGCATTTTCTGATTAAAGGCATCTTGATTATCAGCACAGTAAATGGACACCGGTATACTAATCGTTCGGCTAGTAAAGTCCGTGCCATTAAATTGATTACCATACATGGCCGGTATGTCAGTAACTTCTTCAGCCATGGCCGGTGTGCTAGGTAATACCACGTTGCCCATCTCAACCTGTAAATCGTCCCGGCTATTTAATCCAGCATATTCAAAATCATCTCGTTGTAAGGTCACGATTTAACCTCCTTTTAAGTTTAGTTATGTAAAAAGGGTGTCCAATTAAGGACAACCCTTTGATTAGTACCCCATCATTTGTGAATACTGCGAAGCTGTCTTATTATCTGATTTAACGGCATTAACCACGTCAGATTTAGCAATTACGGCTTGTACATTACCCATGTTGCCTAAGATGGCAGACATTAAGCTGATTAGTTTATCAAGTTTTTTATTGCTATCACTATCAATAGATGCAACTTGGCTATCATTGCTACCATTTATAATTTGATTAGCCCGCGTGATCAATTGGTTAGCCCGAGATTTGTTAGTCAATGGCAGTACCATTTCAGGTTTGTTATGTTCAGCAACTTCAATTAACTGGTTAGTGTTGATAATGCCACCGTTCTCAAATCGTTTATGACCAGTCGGTCCCCAACCACGAGTAACCCCATATGGTGCTAAATCACTTCGCCAATTACTATCACGGATAACAGCTATAATTTGATCAAGTGCTGAATGAATATTCTTATGACCAGCTTTAGCCCACGCGTCCCATGTACCTTTTTTATACTGGAATAATCCAACAGGCAATCCTGTTCCATCATGGTCATCATAACCACCACCAGTAGCAGGATTAACGCCAGATTCAACATGTGCTTGCCAATACAGTCTCTTAATATCATTAGCCGATAGTTTAACCCCGGCAATGCTAGCAGCTTGATTAGCAATACTAGTAAAATTGCTCATACTCATATGCCCAGAAGGGGAATTGCCACTTCCACCATCGTCGCCAAACATGCTGGCAATTTTACTAATGAACTTCCAGAAACCACCACCAACTTGCTTCTTGATAGTATTTTGGAGTGAGTTATTGGTATCACTTCCAGCGTCTGATCCCTTATCTTTACCGTGTTGGTTAGTGATATCTAACCATCCTGCAGTGCTATATCCACTTCGATTCCAGACCGAACCTCCTTTAGTTAAACCAACGTGTAAATGAGGTCCAGTTCCAAGTCCTGAATGTCCCAGTTTACCTAAAACATCGCCAGCTTTTACATGTTGACCTTGGTGAACTTTAACGTCTTTTGCATTTCCAAATTCTTGGTAAATAATTTCTTTACCAGTTGAATCACGAGTAACGATGTTATAACCAACGTCTCCCCATCCAGATGGAGGATTACCAACACGGATAACTGTACCACCGTGCATTGCGTGGAATGGAGTTCCTACACTTGCTGAGAAGTCATTACCATCGTGAACACGACCACCACCACGAGAAGAACCAAACCCATCAGTGTGCGTCCAACCACTACCTGGTGATTGCCAGCCTCCACCGTATGAACCATCTCCACTTAAATTAACCATGCTCCATAGGGATGACCACCACGTCTTAGCTTGCTTCTCAGCACCATCAAATAGACCGTGGCCAATATTACTCATAACGCCTGAAACACCCTTAGAAGACCAGCTAAACAAGTTTTCGAGTGATTTAATTGGGTGTGCAATGATGTTAGTGGCAGTCTTGAAGAACTTCTCCAAACTGCCAACTTTTTTACCAACCCAGCTAGTTACACCTGAAATACCACTTGTAACACTGTTTAAAATATCACCAAAGAATCCAGTACCTTTGGCATACTTAGTCATGCCCTGCATACTCATTAACATGGCTGTTTCACTAGCATTCAATACCTCAGTACCAGCGGGTAACAACATCTTAGTGTTACGACCTTGTACAATACCTGAATCGCCGTTAGGTAGCATAATCATTTCTTTGTTGCCAGTTTGCGGGCTATCATTACCATCATTAAGCATTGCCATAGTAGGCTTGGTAATTGGGTTACGTGACCCACTAAACATACCAGTACCAGTGGCAAAATTAACATGGCCTAAATCAGCAATAGTCTTCTTCTTACCACCGAACGCATGGATAACACTATCAACCGCATCGATACCATGATTGATTATATCAATGACATTATTCATGCCATCTTTAGCAAAGCCTTTTAAGTCATCCCATAAACCACTAAAAATGTTTTTGACGCCTTTAACAAGTCCATTCCAACCAGATTTAAATTTATCGCCAAAACTTCCTAGAGTGTCCATAGCTCCAGAAGTCCAGCCGCTGAAAGTCTTGCTTAATTTTTTAGTTATTCCGTAGAAGAAATCATGAACACCATTCCACATGCCGTTCCACTTTTTACCGAACCAATTCTTGAAATTAGTCCATGCTTTTGAGATTGCACTAGTCCAAGATTTGAAAACTTTAGCAATCTTTTTGAAAATGCCAGCATAAAAATCATGAACAAAATTCCAATATGAATTCCAAGCTTTTTTAAAAGACTTCCCAAATGATGAAAAGACTTTTCCTATATTGCTAAAGAACTCTTTAGTATGCTTAACGGAACTATTCCAGCTGTTTTTGAGTGATTTACCCATGGCTGACCAATGCTTGTTCCATGCCTTCGCAAAACTCTTCTTAAAACCATTCCACTTCTTTGACATGTTGCCTAGCGTTCGACCTACCGACTTGCCAACATTTGAACCCCATTTAGCGATACCCTTGCCAAAGTTAACCACTGATTTAAACGCCTTGTTGACCCATTCTCTAAACGGTTTAATGTGCTTATAGGCTTCATAGAATGCGACCCCTAGTGCAATCACAGCAGTTAAAACTAGGCCGATTGGGTTAGCTAGTAACAGTTTGCCTAATGACAGGAATGATTTACCTAGTGTTTTAATACCAGCGCCTAGCACGCTGAATGCCTTAGATGCCCCTTTATAGGCGATTTTAGCTGTCCATGATAGGCCCTTGCCAATCAGTTTGCTAGTGCCTTTAGTAGCCTTCCATAATAGACCAACTGCTTTAGAAGCACCTTTCCAAGCAACCTTAGCCGTCCATTTTAGACCTTTACCAATTCCTTTAGCAGTACCTTTAATGGCCTTGCTAAATAGGGTTAGCTCACGTTTACCAGTTTCACCTTCAACCCTAGGCTTAAATACAATCCGGCTTAGCGCTCCACCAACTTTACCAGCGGCACCAGCAACACCATAAAGAGTGCTACCAATAGCCTTTAGCTTAGACACCGCTAAATAAAACATGATAGCTTTACCTAAGGCTTCAATAGCGCCTTTGTGCTTGGCAATATTGGCAGTGGCGTCAGCCACTCCATTCATGCTTTTAGAAGCGTCCTTTGAATGCCCACCGATCAGCTTTAAAGTGCCAGCTATAGATGACCACACACCCTTAGCCAAACTACCAATAATACTAGCAATTGCACCGCCCATCTTCTCGATTGGCTTTTCATTCTTGGCTAAGAAACTGATGACGTTACCGATATACTGGCCAGTTTTCTTACCAAGTGTGCCAACTAGATCGGTTAAGGACTTCTTAACATTATCTAAAGCACCCTTCTTCTCAGAAATTCCATCGATAGCCTTTTCAACACCAGCAACTAAAGGTTTGGCAAACGCTACTTTCAAGTTAGTGTAAGTGCCTTGAATGGCTGCCATTTTACCCTTAGTCGTATCACCAAACTCTGACCATGCTTTACCACTTGTTTTAGCAGCCTTGACCATATAGCCTTGCAATTGTGAGCCAGTTATCTTCCCAGCTGCCAACTGCTTGTTAAAAGCATCTGTTGACATACCGCTAGCTTTAACAATGGCCTTTTGCAGTTCAGGTACTTGACCGAATGTCCGCTTAAATAGGCTGGCGGTTACTTTAGAACTACCACTTAACTTGGCTACCCCTTGAGAAATCTTAACTATCTGGTCGCCGGATTTACCTGCGGCTGAACCATAACTAGCTAATACCTCGGTCATGTCACGAGCTTTAGTGGTGCTGTTAGTCATCGCATAGAATTTCTTTTGCATCTGATCAATAGCACCGCCGGACATGTTAGCCTTGGAGCGAATATCACCAATTTGAGCTGTCATTTTCGTTGCATCTGCATCGGATAAACCTAAGTTTGTCCACTGCTTTTTAATCGTAGTCCCAGCTTCGGCTAGTTCATAACCTTGTTTGGTAACCCCTTTAATGTAGCCAATTGCACTAGATGCAGCGTTGCTAATCGTATTACCAATCGCAGCTCCAATGGCAAAATGTTTGGTATCGTCCTTAGTTTTCTTTTCTTCATCTCGGACTAAGCCTAGTTTAGACTTGGCGGAATCGAGCATCCTAGTGAAGCCACTAGCGTTAGACTTCTTCATGGCTGAATCTAACTCATTAGTTTCACTTTTGAGTTTAGCCATGCTTGTGGCAGTCTCATTAACACGTACTTGCTGACGTTTATAAGCGTCACTAGTAGCACCACTGGCATTCTTAATCCGTTCCAGTTCGTTAGTTTGGGCCTTGTACTGGGCTTCCATGTTCGAATAGGCTTGCTTTAAACCACCTAAACGAGCCTTGTTAGCTTCGGCAGACTTGCCCTCGGCTTCTAGGCGCTTCACATAGGATTCACTTAAAGCTGTACTCTGTTTATAGCCTCTTTGTAAGTCGGCTAAGCCTGAATTGTAATACTGTAATTTAGACTTAGCCCGATCTAGCTGACCACCCATACTGTCATACGAACGACTAGCCTTGTTAATTTGGTCAGATAGCTTTAAATATTGCTGTTCACCGTCTTTAGTATCTCTGTTTAGTCCTGCTTGACGGGACTTTAGCTCATCAATTTTAGACTTCTGCATCTCCATTGATTTGGCTAAGCCGTCTACCCTAGCTGCTGCGGCCTTTTGATACTCACCCGCTGACTTTAATGCCGTCTCTTGGGCTTTCCATCCACTAGTGTTAGCTTTAACCTCAGCGGTTAACTGCTTGAGTGATTTAACAGCTTCTGCTGAATCTAAGCCAACCTTACTGGTCATCTCACGACCAACTACTTTTTTAGCCATTATTTTTTAACCTCCTTTTAGGCACAAGCGCTATAAGCCATATGTTTGACTAATGGCTTCGAGCGGGTCGACTAGTTCAGCACGATCTTCCTTCTTACGAGCATTCAAAGTCGCCATTGTATTAAAAAAGGAACTATCATCAAATTCTTTTGGTGATAGCCCCTCAGT